AATAGTTGGGCAGGCCCAACGTACCGACTGCCCCCGTTTTCATGACGATCGCCGTGCCGCCGTAATTGCCGGATACGGTGATGGTGCCGCCCGCCTGGGTCACGACGTAATAGGTTTGACCGACGACGAGCGGATACGGCAATTGGCCCGTGGTCTTGAAGGAGATCGGCGCACCAACCACCAGCGTGTTCGTGACCGTGATCGTCGCGGAGGCGTTCGTGAACGTGCAGGTATAGGTGCTACCAGCAGCCGCAGGTGTCTGCGACGTCGCGATGTTAGTCGCGGAGACGGTGCCCACCGGGCCTACAGTGACGTCAACTGGACGCATTCTTTAAGTCTCCTCAAACGAAAAGGGGTCCGCGATTCGGACCCCCTATCGCGCAATTCGCTGCGCTCGTTCGTTAATCCAGGCTCTCAGCCATCAGGCTACGTCCCGGCGGGTTCTTGCCCGAGTGCGCGCTCGTGAGCGGACTGGAGTCCGATCCGGTTCGTCCGCCGCTCTTGCGCGGCATGCGATCCGCGCGCGCGGTCGTGCGGCCGCCCTCGGCACGACCAATCAGCTTCGGCACGGCGGCGCCGCCCGTGGCTTTCTTGGCGCGACCGCCCTTCTTGAGCTCCTCGGCCGCTTCCGCCGGCTTCGAAGGCTCGGTGCGATCCTTCGGCTTGTCCTTGATGTCGTCTTCGGCTTCGTTGACGCCGCCCGTGCCCTTACCTTTGCGACCCTTCATTGCGCTACTCCTACGAAGCCAAGTTGATGGACGGGATGTACTCGACCGAAATGTTCGCGACACCCGATCCCGTGTTCGTTGACTGGATGATGATCTGCACGTCCTGCGTACCGACGTTGTCCCAGTTGCCGATCTGCGTGGCACCCGTGCCCGGCGTCACCGAGATCTGCCCCAGTGCGCCCGAGGTCACGACGGCATTCGCTGCGGTGAGAGCGGTGGCTGAGTTGTTGGTGCCAATGCCGAACGTAGTCGCCGCGCCCGTGAAGGCGGTCGTCACCATGATCGTGATGTGCAGAATCTGCGATTGCGCCGGGATCACGATCGCGCACGCGTACTGACCGGCGGTGCCCGTGTTGGTCGCCTGCGTGAATGTGTCGGTGTTGACGCAGACCCCATAGCCCGTGTTGCACGTGCCCTGCGTCTCGCCGACGCCCGCGAGGTTGTTGCTGCCATCGCTAGAGAGGACGTTGCCCCAAATCACGGGACCCGTGAAGAACGTACCGGGGAACGGCGGATTGCCATTCGTCTGCGTGAGCTGGCCGCCGAGGATGTCGGGGTACTGGTTGTTCGTGCCGGGGTTGTAGGTGGTCGCCATGGCGGCTCCTTACGAGGTCGGGAACGCGCCGTAGAGCGCACGCCAGTTGAAGTAGTTGAACGAGTACCGCTGGTAGCCCTTGACGAGCAGGTTGTCGGTGACGAAGTCCACCTGCATGTCGGTCTCGAACGGAATACGAGACATGTAGGCGAGGCCCGCGATGTTGGTGAGCAGGTACCAGGCGTAGGCCGAGGTCAAGAAGTCCATGACCATGTAGCCTTCGGGGATGCCGCCGGCCGTCGAGAGGATCGCGTTGACATCGTTGTCGGCCGTTCCAGGGCGCAGCTCCGTCTTCGTGAGCCGAATCGCGGTCGGCTCCAACTGCGGCGGCACGATCAACTTGCGACCGCGCGCGAAGAGCTTCAAGGCCGCCTGGTCGCGGAAGTTGTAGCGGATGTTGATCATTGCCGAGAGCAAGGTCGCTTCGTTCAAGTCCACTTGGGTCGTGAACGTGTTGGCGATCGTCGAGCCGTCAATCGGGTGATTGGTCGCGCACAGCGCCACGCCGTCGCCATTGACGCCCGCCTGGTACGTGGTCGCCGTGTTCAAGACGTTCGCGGCGTACAGCTCCATCGTTTGATGGAAAGACTCCATGAGTCCGAGATTGCTGGGGTGGAACTGGGTCTTGTAGAGATTGTCGTCGAGCATCTTGCGCGTGAGCGCGTAGCCGATCGAGATCTCGTTGTGCTCCTGCACGTACGTGTAGCGCTGGCCGGCGTTGTTGTCGAACTGCGTCTGACCGCCTTCCGTCTTCAACTGCGCGAGCGGCAGATAGCGCATCTCGATCGTGCGTTCGAGAGCGAGCTTCGAGTCGAACTTCGTGAAAACCTTGTCATACTGGCTGGGTATCTGCTCATACTTTCCGGTCAGCCCACGCAATCCCGGCAGTAACAGGTCGCGTATTGATGCAAGATTAATTGCCATGATCTATTCCTCTTGACCGCGCGCGGTCGCCTTCGCTACTGCGTTGAGGTGTTTCCACGACTCACCGCGCTTGATTCGCCAAACCTGTTGATCGCTCACGCCAAACTTCTTCGCGAGCACGCCGAGAGACTCGTTTGATTGCTTGATATAGAGCGCATCGTCGGCGGTGATTTTCGAAGTGCCGATTTGTTCACCTTTGACATTGCGACGACCGCGAGCGTCGCGCTCTGCCATGTTCTCTTTCACCGTGCCAACACTCAGATGAGCAGGATTGATGCACGCTGGGTTGTCGCACGCGTGAAGAACGTGAAGACCCGACGGAATCGGGCCAACAAACGCTTCATAGCTGACGCGATGCGCTTTCGTGTACTTGCACGCACGCGAAATCATTCCGTAGCCGCCGGTATCTTTCGTCCCAACCCACAACCAACAACCACTTTCAGAAAGGCGGCACTTATGGAACAAACGCGCCTTGAGCAAGTCGCTGTCGCTGACGGTCTCGAACGGAACATATTTGTCGAGTGATACGAACATCAGACGACCGCCGTCGAGTTCTTGCCCTCGACGTTGTTGAAGGACACGATCGCGTAGTTGTACGCACCGCTCGATGTACCGTTCTGGCCCGGCGGATTGAGCACGAGGCTCTGCAACCGCCAGGGATAAGCCGCCGTGGTGACCGGCGTGTGCAGGAGGTACGCGCCCGAGAGGCCGCTGGCCGCCGTGCCCGTGCCGATCGCGAAGTCGAAGTTCGCGCCCACCTGCGCCTGGGTGACGCCGGTCGAGTCGCTCTGGACTAGGAACTGCGCGTTGACGTCATTGATGATCCACGCAGAGATCGTCGATTGGTTCGCCGAACTGACCGGCGAGCCGCCAGGCCAGTAGTTCGACCACAGCGTGCGGCCGACGACGGTCGAGAGATATTTGCAGCCGACGAAGACGCCGGCCATCGTGACGGTCGAGCCACCCGCAGAGCCTGCGGACTGGGCGAGCGTGCCGTCGGAAGTGGAGACGCGATTGACCGGGTCACCAAAGTAGATAGCGGTCGCGTTGTAATCGATGCCGCCGTTCGGCTGCTCGTACTGTTCGTACGTCGGCGAAGAGCCTTGACCCTGTCGCTGAGAAAAACCGAACGGCGCGGAAGTGTTCGCCATGACGGACTCCATTACGGAGGTCGTCATGCGCCACCAGGGGCAGGATTGACCTTACAGCTTCAAATCAAACTCAAGCACCGGGCTTGAGGGAATGGTGCCGATTACAATGCGAAAAGCCCGCGCGAGTCAAGCGGGTCTTCACAAGATGTCCCGCTCCGTCGGCACCTCGTCGCGCGTGATCTTGTATTGTCGCGCGATAGCCGTACGAAAATCGTAGCCGCCGAGCTCGAGATAGCACGGATAGCAAAAAATGTGGGCCGCTTGCGCGACGCGGTACTCGCAGTAGGCGCAGAACTTGTTCATAACTTCACCTGATCGATGAGCGCGTCAGCCGCCGCCAAGGCTTCTTGGACGCTGCCGGGTTTGCCGTTGTGCACGATGCCGGCGGCGACGAACAAGGCCGCGAGCGCGACTTTCAGCTTCTCGCGATCCTCGCTGTCCATCAATCCGGAATCCGTAGGGATTCAGTCTCCAGCGTGCGCTTGATCCCATCGCCGATGGGCTTGCCCTTATTGGTCGCATCGAACGGCGAATTGGGGCCGGCGGGGGACATCTGAATCTGCTGTTCTTTGTCACGCACCTGATTGCGCGCTTTCAACTTCTCGCGCATGACCGCCTCGTCGGTGATCTCTTTCGGTCGCTCGCACAGGATCATGCCGTCGCGCTCGATCGTGACACCGCTCCAGCCCTTGGGCATGAGCTCGGGGTGACGCGACGCCGGTACCGGTTCCCAGCCGCCGCGCGCGGTCGCGATCTCGTTCGCCGCATTCTTGGCGCCGAGGACCGTCATGACCTTCCACTCGTACGACCAGCCGTCGGGAATGATGCGCGGATCGATCGCGAAGGAATCCTGGCCCTCGTCCCACATCCCGCGATGCTCGCGCAGTTCGGCGGCACGCCGCGCAGCCCGCGTACGCGGATCATCGGGACTCGGCGGTTCGTCCGGAATTACTTTCGCGCTCGGCAGCGGCGCATGCAGACCGCCGCGACGGCGCGGCGGTTCGATCAAAATTTCATCTCCGGCGCCCATCAGTTCATTCCTTCGCGCTTTAGTGCGAGCTTGTGTCGAGCATATTCCTGGTCAGTCATGTCCATGTTTCGCGCCATTTCGCGCTCGTCGGCCGACAGCGTCACGACGTTCGAACGCGGCGCGGCGCCATTGCCCGAACGCGTGACGGGCGCGGAAGCGGGAGCCGCCGAGCGCGATGATTTCGGCCGTGCGGCGTCCGACAGCGAGTCGTCTTGGGACGCAGGATCTGGCCGCGCGATCTTCAGACGGTCTTCGACGTACGCAAAGTAGTCGGGCGTGTCGGGTTTCAAGCCCTCATCGAGCGCATCGTCGTGCGCGCGCTCCATGCGCGCCCGTTTGGCGGGTTCTCGGGCGAATTCCGGATGCGCGCGCACCCATTGCGCGGAGCGCGGCGATAATTGCGCCGCCAATTGCTCGACGGGATCGGCCGGCACGCTTGGGGCCGGTTTTGGCGCACGTTCGAGCTGCGCTTTCTTCGCTTCGAGCTGCGTGAGTTGCGCGGCGGTCGTCGCCATCTCCGATTGCACCTCGGCAGCGGCCAACCAGTCGCTCGCTTCCGCAGCAGCGGCGTATTTTGCCTTCAAAACCTCCTTGTTCGACGTACATTGGCTGATAGCGTTCTTCACCAAGTCCAATTGCGTGCCCTGGACCTCGGTTTTCGCCTGCACTTCGGCCACCGAGGCTCGCTGCGCACGGCGTTCAGCCTCTTCCCGCGCCGCATTCGCGGCGGCGAGGTCGTCTTGGAGCTTTTTGATACCCTCATCGGTCGTGACGATCGGCGTTTTCGCGACTTTCGCTTGGGCTTCGTCCGTTTTTTCGGGTTTCGCGGCCTTATTCGCCTTCGAATCGTCCTCGGTCGTGTCGATTTCGTCCAAATCGATCGTAATGTCGTCGGAAGTGGCGGCCATGACTACCACACCATCGACGGATGCGAGATTTTGGCGCGAATCATGTCGTCATAGATCATGCGACAGGGCACAAAGTCGCGCCGATCGAGCACGGACGGGCGCATATTGATGTCGAGCGCCCATGCATCGCTGGGTCGCAGCACGACCCAGTCGAAAACATTCACGGGGATGCCGAATTTCACGCCCGTGCGCTCATCAGTACGCACGAAACGACACGCGGAGCCGATCTTCAAGACCAAATGCGCCTTCGCTTGGTACAAATCCTCCTTCAAATTCTGGTGCGGGAGCACGATTCCGCCTGGGGTCTTCTCCTCGCGCATGTAAATCGCGACCAGAAGTTCGTTCTGCGCGATCTCGAAGCCGGATAAATCGCCGACCTTATCGATGATGGCGTGCTTCAGGCGATCGGACTCGGCGGCGACCACACTCGGAGACACTTTAGGGACTGCGTTCATTCAAGTTACCGGCTGTTGATGAGCTTGTTGATGTCGTCGAACTCGTTGATCAAACGTCGCAGCGCGAACAACTGACCCGTGAGGTAGCGAAACGTCGCGTAGTCGCCGACGCTGCCGGGCGTTTCGAGCGCGACTTGCAGTCGTTCCACGTCTTCGGCCATCCGTTTGCGCAGTTCAATTTCAAACGCACTGTTCAACCGTAGGCCGCGATCTTCTCAAGGCGGCCGAGGCCGCCGCCGCCGCCGCTCTTGATCGGGTAATTCGTGCGCCCGCCACGCTTACGCATCATCGGCGGCGGCTGCATCGGCTGCGGCGCGGCGGGTGCGGCCATGGGAGGCGGCGCGCCCTGATGCATTCCCACGGGGCCTGCACCCGGCGGCATCGGCGGACGCGCGCCCATGACGGGCGGCATCGGCGGCTTCGCGGGCGCGATGATGATGTTGACGTTCATGTTGCCCTTCTTCGTGCGACCGCCGCTCTTGCGCGGGATGCGATCGCCGGTCGCGCGCAGGCCTTCGAGCTTCTCGATCGAGCCGCCGCGCTTCTTCTCGACCTTGCCGCCGCTGCACTTGGCGCACGAGCAGCCGGCTTTGTGCAACTCGGACTTGATGAGTTTCTTGTCCTCGGCCTCGTCCTTGTGGACTGCGCCGCCTTTGGCCTTCAGATATTCGCGGGTGCTGGCATGCTTGAACGTCGCTTTTCCCTCGCCGTTATGTCCCATGTACATGTAGTGACCGGCGTAGTTTGCGTCACTTTCTTTGCCGCTTAGCCGACCCGATTTGATCGCCTCTTCAAACGAAGATTGTGGATCGCGGTATTCCCAATCACTGGTTCGACCGCCGCTCGCCCGCATCATGGGGCGCATGCCCATGGTCGGGCGAATGCCGGTCTGCGGCCGAATGCCGGCTGGTGCGCGCGACACGGGAGTCGGCGGCATCACGTCGGGGCGCATCCCGAGCGCGCCGCCCGCGAGTTTCGCCGTTCGGCCGCCCTTTTTCATGCCGCCAAAATGCTTCTCGCCGTCGCGATACTCGTTGGCCTTTTTCATGTCCACGTTGTAGTAGTCATCGACGATGCCGCCGCCCTTGGCGCGGGGCTTGCGGTCGGCGCGGAATTCTTTGCTGCCGTGAACTTTGCCGCCGTTCTTGAACTGGCGGCGCGACAAGGGACGTAACCCCGTCTTGACCTCACCCATCTCGCCCAACGGCTCGCGGTAGTCCGACGCATCAACCTTGCCGGTGCTCCCGCGCGTCAAGCGCTGCACTTTCTTCAGCGCTTTCTCGCGCGACTGTTCACTCAGCATGCTCATGGTGGACCTCTATGTAGCTGAAAGATCGTTGCATTCGCAACTTACTGTTCCACGGTGTTCCATGTCGTTCACTTCTCAATGCCCTTATCGACTTCCGCGATGATCTTGTTGGCCTTCTGGCCCGCGCCCTTCACGCCCACTTGGGTGCCGCGCTCGGTCACGGGCGCGCGAATGACATCGCTTGCGAGGCGAATCGCGGCGTCGCGCTCTTTCGCTTCGCGGTCTTGATCGCGGTTCTGATCTTCGGTCGCGGCGGTGCGTTCTTTGAGCGCCACTTCGCGCTCGCGGGTCTTCGCGTCCAAGAGTTTCGCTTCGGCGGTCGCGATGTCGAGCGCGGAGTCGCCTTCCGGGGCCGTAAGGCCCCCTTCGAGCTTCGGGCCGTAGTGACCGGCATCGATCTTCGCTTGCACGTCGGCGGCCTTCGCTTTGGCTTCCGCCGCGCGCGCGTTGGCTTCGGTGATCTTGGCCTGCGCAGCGGCTTTGTCGTTCTGCATCTCGGCCTGCAGTTGTTGGAGCTGCGGCGGCGGCGCGGCGCGCGCGGCCGGCGGCACGAAAAACTGTTCCGGGTTGTTCCAGCCCATCGCTTGCAGGGCGGCGGTGTCGATCGCGATCGGGTCATACAGGTTCGGAGAAGCCGCTTGGAGCTGCTTCAAGCCCTGGATCTTCATGACCCGCTGGCCCATGGAGGCGGTGTTTGGGTCGGCTTGCGGCACCAGTTCGCAGTTATTCGCGGCAGCCATGAACTTCGCCTCGTCCCACGGCGTTTTGCTCTTGCACTTACGCATCCAGAAGCTCTCGGGGTGCTCCTTGAACACTTTGACCAGGAGCTGGAATTCTTCGGCCTGGCTTGCGTGCAGACGCTTGTGGACCGAGTTCATCACTTTGACGGCCTGGTCGATGAGCGCGAGCGTGGTGCCGACCGGCGCCTCGGCGCGTCCCTCGCCGACCTGTAGCTCGCTCGTGCCACCGACCCGTTGCCCGGTCTGCACCATGTCCTGGACGAGCGTCATCAAGGGGGCCATGTGCGCGGACTCATAGGGGAGTGGCATCACGGCCTGGGTAATCGGCATGCCCTGCGTATCGATCGGCGCCCCACCTCCCGGCGGCACGCGGAATACATTCGTGTTTTGGCGCGTGCCGGCTTTCGCCATCAGGAAGCCGGGGAAGTTTGCGAACATGCCGTTGTCGAGCATCTCGCGCCACGCGGCGGTGACCGCGTTCGTGGTGTTGCCGAGGATGTGCAGCAGACCAATGTCATAGAAGCCGAAGCCGGGCACGAACGTGTACTTCACGTAGAGCGTGCGCGCCTGGGGCAAGCGCACGTCGTCTTGGTCGTAGTTACGCACGATGGAGAGCATCGTTCGGCTACTCTTGTCGATCGTGACTTTGTACGGAATCTCGAGTCCGGTCTCCTTGCCCTTCCACTCGTGCTCGAAACCTCTCACGTTCAACTCGCAGCAAATCTCGTAGATTTCGCGATCGCGATCATCGGGACGCGAGTCGCTGATGGAAATTCCCTGCTGGCTCTTCTCGGCTTCCTGTAACGAGTCGGGCTGCGTCGGCGACGGATCGGGGAGCGCCACGTCGCGGTACACGCCTAAGATCTGCAGGCGCGTGATCGTGCTCTTCGACAAGAACGTGCGGTGCGTGACCCGGCGCGCATCACGGATGGTCACCGCGTTTTGATTGACGATGATGTCGTCCGCATCCACGGACTCGGACACGGGGCGGTTACGTAAGGGGCAGAAATAGACTTTCTTGAACGTCGTGCCGCCGAAGCCCAACATCAGGAGCATGCGGTCGGTGTCGGGGTAGTACTCGGTCGCCACGGCCGTCAAATAGTGATTCATGTCGCGCTCAAACGCGTTCGCGAGCTCGTCTTCCTTCAGTTCCGCGTTGTTGTCGTCGTTCCTGATCTTGACCGGGCCATCGGTCGGCAGTAGTTCGCTTCTGGCGTTCGCCTGGAAACGCAGCACCGCTTCGAGCAAGAGCGGGTGGCGCACTTTCGACATGCCTTCGACGGGCGCCCCATCGCTACTACCCTGCAGGGTGGGCAGCTCAATCTTGAGGCCCAAAAGCTTGATGCCAAGCGCGCGATCTTCGATCCATTCACGGCGGCTCTCGATGTCGAGTTCCACGCCGCGCAGAAGGTCGTCGGTGATGCGCGCGATCTCATCGCCATCGAGTTCATCGATCAGGTTGTCGAACCACTCGACCGGACCTTTTTTTTCTGGGTTGACGCTCCCTAAACCTTTGCCGTCGAGCGAGACGGTGACGGAGCCGTCGCCATGCTCGATTTTGAGAATATTGCCGCGCGCATCGATTTCGGGGACGTCTTCGGGCTCGGGCGCGATCTCGACCTCGATTGAAGCGTCCGATTGGTCGCGCTCGTCGGGCTGGACGAGGCGTAAATTGGGGCGCCCTAAGCCGCTCATAGCGTCGCCAAGAGCGCGCGGGTCTTGCTGACATCGCGCTGAAACTGCTGAATGCCTAAATGCGCGGCGGTTTCTTCACCGTAGGCGACGATCTCATAGCGTCGCGTCGTGTGATGCGGCCACTCACCCCAAACGGTGACGAGAAAGCGGTAATTCGGCTTTAAGAACGAATCGGCGGCGCGACCGATCAAGTCCACGATGCATTGGCAGCGGACTTGTGCTTCGTTCGGTTTCCAGATGACGCTCACGACTCTCCTGATCGGAGGTCGTTAAGAGCACCGGGCCAAAACGATCCTAAAAACCACACGGGGCACCCGCTTGGGCGCCGAGCCCAAGCGGGGTCGAGAATAGCAAAGCGATCAGCCGGGGTACAGCGGCGAAACCGCGCCGTGATACGGCGAACCGGGGCGAAAATTGCGACTTTCAAGTTCTGCGCGATGCTCGGCGGCGCGACTGATCAAGCCGCGATCACGCAAGTGCCGCAAGCCCATCGAGGTCAAATCGACGTATTCGTCGTGCTTGCCGCGCGGAAATTGGCCGACCTGCGTCATGACGGCATCGGCCCACGGGCGGTCGGGCGCGTAGATGAGTCTTTCCTGGAACAAATGCTGCACGGACACCAGACGCGCGAATTTGTCCTGACTCTTCGGGTCAAAGAGCTGCACCGAGAACTTTTCGTTCGAGTACAGGCGGCGCAGCTCCTGGGCGACCGAGATGCCGGCGGCCTTGTTCTCGATCAGGAGCAAATCGACTTTGCGCGCGACGCAAGTGAGCGCGACGTGCTTGACGAGTTCGTGGAATTCATAGCGTTCGGTCCACGCGTGCACGAGCATGACCCGAGGCGCGTTGACCTCGACGTCATAGGAGCGATCCACGTACACGGCCGATCCGTCCGCATTTTGGCGACGCGTCGCTTGGCTCGCGGCGTCGCCTGAGAAAATGCCCCACACGATCATGCCGGACGGGTCGTTCATCTGGTCCAACGTGTAGGCGGTGTCGAGCGTGCCCAAGACGAAGTCCATCGGCGGGAACGCATCGGCCTCCCACAATTGCCACCATTCGCGCTTGATGACGCCGCCGCCGCGCGGTTCGGGGCGCTGCTGGAGCTGACCGGCCGCGCGCCATTCGCCCATCCACGTCTTCAAGCCCTTCACCTCGTCGGGGCCGAAGCGTTCGGGCCAGAGGAGCTCGCCGGGCGTGGTGCGCGGGTCTTTCCAGCCGATGGACGTGAAAAAGCTGCGTTCTGGCTCGTATTCCATGGGCAAACAGAGGTGCGTCCAGTCACCCGTGCTCTTCGACAAGATGTGGCCGGTGAGGTCGTTCTCGCCCAGGCGCTGCTGAATTTCGATCACCGCGCCCAATTTCTGGTTGTTCAAGCGCGTGCCTAAGGTGCCGTCGAACCATTCGAGCGTGGAGGCGACGACCGCTTCGGATTCGACCTCTTTGGCCGAGTTGCAATCATCGAGCACGATGATGTTGGCGCCGTCGCCCGTGGCGCCCTTCGATTCGATCGACGTGATCAGGCGATAGCCGCCCTTGTCGTTGTTGTAGCGGCTTTTGGTGTTCTGGTCGTCGGAGAGCGCGAACCGATGACCCCAGCGATCCTGATACCACTTGCTCTCGATCACGCGCCGGCTGTTGACCGAGTCGCGACGACTCAAGTCTTCGCGAAACGAGGCGTACAGGAACGAGACGCCTGGGCCGCTCGTGTGCGAAAGCGTCTGCTGCGCCCAGGTCCAGCCGGGAAGCGCGACCGACGTGATGGCGCTCTTCGCGCAGCGCGGTGGGATGTTGATGATCAGGCGGCGAATCTGCCCGTCCACAACGGCCTGCAGGTGTTCGGCGATCGCGTCGATCGCCCAGCCGTCGATCCAGGGGGCGGAATCGAAGATGTGCCAGCAGCTTTTCAGGAAAACATAGAGCGAGTCTTCACAGTCGGCGCGATCGAGATCGAGAAGCTGGCGAGCGGGGTCGATGCCATCGATGTTCATGAACCGATCAAAAAATCAGGCTCATCCGCGCCGCCCTCGGCGGGCTCGCGCGTCGCCGCCTCGATCATGTCGCGCAGTTGCTGGCGCTGTTCCGGCGTCAACTTGCTGGAGTCGATGACGCGCGAGTCCTGCGGCGTTTCGATCTCGACCTTCTTGGTGTTCTTCATCAACTTGTTGGTGCGGCCGAGGAAATCCATGCCGACCTTCGCCGCATCTTTGTCCGTGGTCGAGGTCGCGATCCGCACCATGTTCTCGGCGATCTTCAGGTTCACGTGCGCGGCGCCAAGCGTCAAATCGTCTTCGTAGTGCAGCATCAGCGTCGAGTACGGGATCATGAGCATCTTTGCGATCACCTGCGGGTCCAACTGCATGCCCGCGTAGTGCTGTACGAGCTGACCGAACAGCGGCATCGGGTGTTCGCCCACGGTGCGCGCGAGCTCGACGCGTAAGTCGGCGGCGCGCTGGATCTCGGCGATCTGCTGCTTCATCCAATCGACCATGCGCTGCCGTTCGAAGTCCGGCAGTTCCGCGACCGGCGGCGCGTCCGGTCGCTGGCGTCGATTGGCCCTCACGGCGCCCGGCAGCGCGCCGCTTTGCCGCGCTCGCTCAAGACCGTGCGGATGTACTCGGTGACCGAGACGTTCTCGCGCCACGCCTCGATCTGTAGTTCGACGTACAAGAGGCGCGGGATGCGTAAGTGCAGTTCCGCGAAGTCGTCATGGATCGGCGGCATGGGGTGGCTCCCGCCACGTCGGCACGTCGCGCCACTCGCCCTCCGCGCCGCGCATGTACTTCGGCAAGTCCATGGCGTGCCACTGCTGCAAAATCCGCATCGTCACCTGGGTGCCGTCGGCGACAGCGACTTCGCGCTCGACGAAGCGTAAGTTCTCGGTCGGGACGAAGGCCGCGCTCATGAGACGCGCGCCTCGACCGGCGGTGAGGGAACTTGGCTCAGGGTCTTGACGCGCGCTTGATCGAGCTTGCGGCGAATCCAACTACTCATCGTCCGGCTGTCCTGGGACGCGTAGTGCTCTATCCAGGCATAGAGCTCATCGGAACAGTAGACGGTGATGGGTCGCAACTTGGGCTGCATTGCCCAAAGGTACGACAGCGTTCCTGCGGAACCTATTTGGTTTGTTCAAGTTCCAGGGCGCGAACCACCTTGAACCCCGCGCGCTCCGCGATCGATGCCATGTGCAACGTGCCGGTGCCGCCGGGGAAGACGACCACGAGATCGGGAGCAAGCGCCAGCATCGCGTGATTGCGAATCGGGCCCGCGCCCCGCGCCTTCGCCGGATCTTGGGCGCGATAGTAATCCCAAAGCGCGCGGCAGGCGACCGGCTGCACGCCGCTCGTGTTGCACCACTCGTCAGCGAGCATGTCCGCGCCGGTTGCGGCGCCGTGGATCACGTGCGTGAACACGTGCTTGGCGTGGAGCTGGTCGAGCACGGAGTCGAGCAGCACCCGATCGGTGAAATTGCGACCGCCGGTCACGAGCAGTTTCATTTGGGGAACATGATCAATTCGCTGCCGGGGTGCGCCGCGAGATACTCGTTGAGCTTCGCGTATTCAGCCGCCCACCAGGCCTCGCTGGGGTTGGCGGACCAGAAACTGAAGCTCGGGCCGTACTCAGTTAGCAGCGGGTTATCAGTTACCAGCGGGTGATCGGCGAGCGACAGCGGCTTCCAGGGCGGCAGGAAGATCTTGCGCTCAGGCACGATGATCGTGGCGGCAGCACCGGCCATGAGGCTTACGAAGTCACGGCGTTTCACTGCGCAACCTGTCCATGATCTTGTTGGCGA